GTGCTTCTGGTGTAGAACTTGGTGAATGGATGGATACACTTGTGAAGAAAAAACCTGGATGGAATGAAGTTTTAGATCGTGCATCAAAGGCTCCTGGGTCTAAAGTAAAACCAATCTAAAAAAGAATGACAAGAAAAAGAAGAAGCAACAACGATTACCAACCCATCGGGGCTGGTCTCACTTCCAAGCAAGTAAAAAGAAAAAAACCAATCAATTCAGAATTACTTTTAAATATTGAACCACTTACAGAAAATCAAAGAAATTTATTTACTTTGTATGATGAAGGAAAACATTTGGTTGCTCATGGTGTTGCTGGTTCAGGAAAAACTTTTCTATGCCTCTTCAAGGCACTTCAAGATGTTCTAAATGAATATACACCATATGAAAAAATTTATATTGTAAGGTCTCTTGTACCCACTCGTGAAATTGGATTTCTTCCTGGAAGCCACGAAGACAAATCATCACTATACCAAATACCATACAAAAATATGGTAAAGTATATGTTCCAGATGCCAAGTGATGCTGACTTTGAAATGCTCTATGGTAATTTAAAATCTCAAGAAACAATTAGTTTTTGGAGCACTTCATTTATCCGTGGAACAACTCTGGATAATTGTATTATTATAGTCGATGAATTGGAAAATTTGAATTTTCACGAACTTGATAGTATAATTACTCGTGTTGGTGAGAATACTAAAATTCTCTTCTGTGGTGATGCATCTCAAAGTGATTTGGTGAGATTAAATGAAAAAAATGGTGTGATTGATTTTATGAAAATTATTCGTTCGATGCCATCATTTGGAATTGTTGAGTTTGGTGTTGATGATGTCATAAGGTCTGGATTAATTAAAGAATATCTTATTGCAAAAATGGAACTTAATTTATGACATTTATTCATCATAATTTTTTAGGTGATCTTGAACTAGAAAAGAAAGAAACAAATGGTATTCGTCTGTATCATCTTCCTGATGGTCAGTGGGTACCATCGATTACTTCTGTGACTTCTTTTTATAATCGTGAGATTTTTGTTAAGTGGAGAAAACGTATAGGACTCGAAGAAGCAAATCGGATTACAAAAAGAGCAACCGCACGGGGAACTGATTTTCACCAGGTCTGTCAGGACTATTTGGAAAATAAAGAACTGAACTGGGACGATTATCAACCCCTCTCAAAGTTTATGTTCTATCATGCCAAACCAGAACTTGATAAGATAAATAATATTCATGCGATTGAAAGAACTCTTTACTCTGAATATCTTGGACTTGCCGGAAGAGTCGATTGTATTGGAGAATATGATGGAGAACTTGCCGTTATAGACTTTAAGACTTCCGAAAAGATTAAACCTGAAGAATGGCTTGAAAACTATTTTGTTCAGGAGATGTTTTATGCCTCCGCATACTTTGAACTTACTGAAATTGCTCCGGTTAAGTTGATTACCATTATGGTCACTCCTGGTGGAGAAGTGAAGGTATTTGACAAAAGAAACAAAGGGGATTATATTAAGTTATTAGTTCGTTACATCAAAGAATTTGTACATCACAATATTGGGGCAAAGAATGGAGAATGAATTAGAAAAGGTACTCGAAAGTAAATTCTATTGTCCAAATAAGTTCGCACAAGAGATTGAAGATCTTGTTCTGACTCACGGAGATATGAATTATATTGATGCAATTGTATACTTTTGTGAAAAAAATAGTCTCGATGTTGAGTCGATACCCAAACTGATCTCAAAACCATTAAAAGATAAGATTAAGTATGAGGCAACGGAACTTAATTTTCTCAAAAAGACATCTCGTGCTAAATTGGTATTTTAATTCCATTTTGGGGGGTAAAAATTTCCCGGCAAAAAATTGCCCCTATTACTTTTTTTGAAAATGACTCCCTTTGACTGCTATAAAACCTATCTGGCACTCAAAAATCATTTTACAAAAGATTCTTATGATTATTACAAATATTGTAAAAAGACCAGAGCATCACTAGAGTCGTTTTATAAGAGACGTGATCGTTTTTGGTTTGAAAAGATATCCAGACAAAGAACAGATAAAGAAATTGAAGATTTTTTTATTTCAAATTTTGTTTCTTGTAATGACTCTGAATCCTTATGGATCGGTGAGATAATAAAAACAGGAGATCAAAATTACAAGGAATGGCAACGAAAAATTCAGTCACTTTCATATCTTTTCAAAGAAGAATGTGAAAGTTTATTTGCCGAGTATAATTTTAAGAAAGTATTTGAGTGCTCCAAGGGGCATCCACCTCTTCTCAAAAAGTTCCTGAGTGGGAAATTAAGCCTTGAAACTATGGTAATCTGTGATAAAATATTCCTGTACGGGAATGACTTTGATAAGAAACTTAAAGATCCTGTATGGGAAACTGTGAGTCGGAGAATCAAAAAATACTCTCCATTCCTACATATAGATGTATCTCATTATAAGAAAATTTTGAAAGATATTATTTTTGGAGGAAAATGAATTTTTTTAAATCTGATATTGTTCGTTCTGAAATGGCAGAAATTGCAGAACTTCAACAAAGTGTTTATAATAATGTCTTTAAGTTTCATTTGATGGATCGTGATGAAAAAATATCTCACGTAAATCTTCTTGAAAAACTTTTAGATAAGCAAAGAACAATTTATACTCGTCTAAGTTTATCTGATGCCCCAGAGGCAAAGGAAATGAAATCACGGATTTCTGAATCCGCATCGGCAATGGGACTTCCTTCTGGTGTAGATATGAATGTGATTTTTGGAAATCTTGCAAAAATGCTTGATAAAATGAAAGATCAGATTGACAGAACTGGTTCAGATCTGTAGAATATATTGGGCTGGATGATCCCTAAGCAAAGTCACAAAAGCCAAATCTCACAAATACGAGGAAAAATCAAATGTCATTTGAAAATCTAAAAAAGCAATCTAAACTTGGTTCTTTGACTTCTAAACTGGTCAAAGAAGTTGAGAAGATGAGTTCCACTTCGAGTGGTGCCGATGAACGTCTCTGGAAACCCGAAGTTGATAAAACTGGTAATGGTTTCGCAGTGATTCGTTTTCTACCTGCTCCTGATGGTGAGGAACTTCCCTGGGCAAAGATGTATTCACACGCATTTCAAGGACCTGGTGGATGGTATATTGAAAACTCACTGACGACTATTGGTGGTAAAGATCCTCTTGGAGAACACAACCGAGATCTGTGGAATACAGGAACCGAATCAAATAAGGAAACTGTTCGTAAGCAAAAACGTAAGTTGTCATATTACTCTAACATATATGTTGTAAAGGATCCCACAAACCCTCAGAATGAAGGTAAAGTATTTCTGTTTAAGTATGGAAAGAAAATCTTTGATAAGATTATGGAAGCAATGCAACCAGAATTTGAGGACGAATCACCAATCAATCCTTTTGATCTATGGCAAGGAGCAAACTTCAAACTGAAGATCGTTAAGAAGGATGGTTATTGGAATTATGATAAGTCCGAGTTCGGACCATCTGAACCTTTATTGAGTGATGATGATGCGATGGAAGCACTCTGGAAGAAAGAGTATTCTCTGGCAGCAGTCACCGCACCAGATCAATTCAAGTCCTATGAAGAACTTGAAAAACGTCTGAAAATGGTATTGGGACAGAAACCAACAAATCGTCGTATGGATGAGGAAGTTGAAGACGAGGATAATGATCGTGGATCATATACTCCAGATTTCAAAAGTTCTCGTCGTGAATCTCAACCCGATGAAATCAAAGAAACATTCAATTCTTTGGATTCCTCAAGTGAAGACGAAGATGATGCCCTCTCATATTTTCAAAAATTAGCAGAATAAAAATCAACTGTAAATTCTGATATTATCTCCACGTTTAAGGTCTTCACGAATATATTGTGAAGACCCTTTTTTGTATGGCATAATATTATCCATATCATTAACCACAATATTTAAGTATGTTGGTTTGAGTAAGTAAATATTTCTCTTTGCATCTTCTAGTTTGATCTCATAATCATAATTCGTCACAGGAACTGCTATATTTCCCGTATCTACCTGAGAATCTATAAAGTAATCATAATAATTTACTGAATATGGAGAACTTACTTCAAGACCCGAAGGAACAATCGTAACTCCCTGACTGTTTTTAATTTCTGAAGTTTCATAGTGATGAATGCCATTATAAAGAACATCATAATCACCATATTTTTCAATCAAATAACGATCTAAATCATCTTGTAGAAGCGGCCATTCTGATTGAATATTAACGATATTGTTTGATAGTAAAATCACCCAATCAAGAGTTGATTCACCATAAAAATCTTCTGCGACATTATCGGGACGATCATTTCCCCGAATCTGATATTTCTCAAAAAATGCAAGTTCTTGAAAAATATCAGGACGAAGACTTCCTTTCTTAAAGAAATTTTTGACTTGTATATAATCTGATATGTTCTTGGATTCTGCAATCCGACTTACATATTCAAAGTTAGGAACCTGACGGAAATAAGATGACATTTTAGTAACCTATATTTTTTGGATCTGCATCTTTATCATCATAATCATCATCAAAGATTGGTTCAAGTTCTTGGAAGTTGAGTGAAAGTTCATATGCGGTCATAGATCTTCCATTGGGATCGGAATCGTCATAACTCATATATTGACCATCGGGAGTGTAATTAACACTACAATTGGTAAGAGCACATTCTTTAAAACGATTTAGATATGGGTGATCTTGATTTGATGTTTTGTATTGAATTCTAAAAGTATGTGGTGCCTTTAAAAGAAGAACAGAATTACTTCTTTTTACAGACATTGCTTGTTTAAAGTATCTTATAATAGTTCTTACTCTTATTGCTTCTGATTTTGATCTCGGAGTCATTTTAAAAGTAAAAGAAAAATCTCTGAGTGAAGGACCTTCAAAAAGAAGTTCTAAATTTGGATTTATCACCACACCATATTGTCTTGATAAAACATTTTGACCAAGAGCTGTTTGAATTGTTTTAGCTGAAATTAGTGCATTTAGTAACTTAGTGTCAGATTTATCCCCAAGAAATGCTCCAAATTGATCTTTTGCTGTATCCGCACCTGCCTCTGCTCCACCTAAAAGAAAACTATTTAATGTGGATGCCATACCTTCCATTGCCGGATTTAACTCACCAGATTGCCAATTTACAGAATTTCTATCCGTTATTCCTCCACTGGGCATTGGTAAAGTGATTGTTGCTAAAATATTACCTGCAGGGGGAGCATCTTTTCTAAGTCCCAGATTTTTATCTAATCCTAACCCCCTTGCCACATATTTAATAATTTTAAATTGAATACAATCTTGATTTGTATCCATTTTTTCGGGATATCTTAAATCTCCCCCTGGATATATCTTTCTACCTTCATATTCCTTTCCTGCCGCATCTTTTATTGTTTTTATGTCATCTTTAGATAATTGTCCTTCTGCTCCTTGATTCTTGGTATTATCTGATAATTCTTTTATTTCTTCTGAACTTAGTTTTTCTTTAGTTGCTGCTATTACGACTGATTTTTGAGTTTCTTGATTTAAAACACCATTTGGAGTTTGTAAAGAATTTATAGCGGATTGTCCCAATATGGGATCATTACTATTTGCTGCATTTGTGAGTGTCCAACTACCTGCTTTTCCACCTTCAGTTGATGTTGCCGCAGATTGAAATATTCCACCAGGAGTTGCTTGATATTGGAGTACAGTTTTTCTACTACCATCGATAATTTTATTGTTATTATCTTTTTCGAATGTTGTTACTGTTTTAAAATTAAGTGATCTTGTTAATCCAGGAAGTTGTTGAGATGTAATTTGAAAAGGATCGCTTTCTAAAGTTTGAGTTGCCATCAGAATACCTCCTCACTATGAAGGACGTTTAGAATATATTTTTCTGCTCTTCTAAACATTTTTATAGTTTTTTATTTATTTAGACGGAATTTTGCATAAGGTATAGAGAGCATCTCATCTAACTCATCATATTTAATGACGTGAAGTTTTCCTGAAACTTCTTCCCAAGTATAATTTCTATATTTTCTCCAATGAAAGTTCATTCCTCTAAACCCCCATTTTTCCAGTGAAGTACAGGCAATCAGTGGATGCTGATCATATTCTATTTCAGGAGTTTTAGGTCTATAAAGAAATGTATAAAACTTTCCTGATTCTGGATATAATACTTCTTCTTTTAAAACTTCCATAATCTCAATCATCAGGTCTTCTGGATCACTACTACCAGACTTCTTGATTTTTTTTCTCAATTCTGTCATTCTGGGAGGAATTTTCCCCACATATTGACCAAATCCTTCTGCCATTACTTCAACCCAAGTTCATTTTCGGTTATTACCTTAAACTCCAATCTACGATCTTTACACCATTCATCTGCGGCATTCCATTTTGATTGATTGACTGCGTATGTCTGAACCTCATAAAGATATGATTTAGTCACTCTTGATT